ATTAGCTTGATCTTCTTTAGCTTTTGCTTTACGCTTTATTTTAAGCATTTGATTAGCTAATTTAAGATTTTTTATTTGTCTTAAATCTATAGCGTCTTCCAAATTAAGACTTCCTTGTTGTAAAGATACTTGAATATTATTTTCTAGTTGTGCTTTTTCTTCATCATCTGGTTCCAATTCTAAAAAGATACCAAAGTCATGCAAATTTAAATTTATTACTTCATCTAACGTCTTAATATTATATGTAGATATAGAGTTTTGTAAAGCACTTCTAGTTAATGGAAATTCTAATGCATCAGCTACTTTTAAGGCAATGTTTTCAGCAAGCTTTAATGTAATATAAAGACCAGACTGATTAATATGCCTAGTAGCTACATTGGATGCGTTAGCGGCCATCTTTTGCAGTCCTACAAGCGAATTTTTTTCCATAGACGAACCATCTCTTGCTTCATTAAGCCCGGTTACATCACGTATCATTTGTAAGTAATATTGGTATGTTTGTATAAGCGCATTTATTTTAGCTTGGCCGCTTGAACTGTTAAGTTCTTGAATAGGCACTTTGCCAGCATTCATATCGCCATCCTGTGTTAATGATCTACCAACTATAGAACCAGTTTGAAAATACATATTTAATGCTTCTGCTGGATTATAATTTGTGCCATTACCAAGATCAACTTCGGCTAAGCCGTCCATATCTAAATAAACTCCATCTGGCACCATGCGAGACAATACTTGCTGTAGTTTTAAATGAGTTAATTGAATCATATCAGCAAAGCCAATACATTTACTTACAAGAGATTCAATACGGCCTTTATACATTCTTGGTGCACATAAAGCATAATTCATTTCAACTTTAGTTGTATCAGCTGTAGGTCTAGACATATTTTCTGCCAACTCCCATTTAACCATTTCATTAGAGCCTAATACTTTAGCTCCAGTGTATAGTACTTCAATAGATCTTGAGACTCTTTCAAAATTATCATTTGGAGGAGGGTTAAATGAATCAGGCTTTTCTAAAGCTTTCATTAAACCTTGTGGAGTTTCTTTTATTTTAAATACTTGATTATGATATGTTTTGTAATCAAAATATAAAACTTGAACAGTATTTTCATCGTAGTTACCCCAACCAGTTATGTACTGACTATTACCGGGCATTGATTGAATTCTTTCAAGTTCTTTTTCTCCAATGTTTGGGAATTCTTTTTTAAGCTCTGGTATCGTTATAGACTTTACTTCACCTACATAATATATATCATCAAAGTTAGGGTCTTCTGTGTAAGAATAAACAACGTAAGCTGGATCTACATAATCAACGGTAACACCTTCAGCTGTATTAAAACCTGTTTTAGCTACCGCAATACCTAGCACAGTTAAATCCATATTTAATCTTTTCCTAGTAAGATCATATTTGTTTTGTGCAAGTATTGAAGATATAGCTTCTTCTTCTGCTATTTCAATCGACTGCTTATAGCTAAGTTGCATATGCAGTTCTAATTCTTCTTTAGACTCAGGTATTGTATCTATGTTGGGTGTTTGATATAAATCAATGCCAAGAGTTTGTTTTAAACTATCTAAATATTCTTTAGCAACCATGTCTTCATATAGCATAGAAGCATAATCAGTTCTTTTCTTTATAGATTGCGGATCTTGTGCATAAGCTTTAATATCGTAAGCTTTAGCAGATATACCATTAACTACAATATCTACAAATTTAGATAAGATAGGTACTGGCTTCCAATCTAAATTTAAATAAGATAAATCACCATTAATAGACAACTCATCTTTATATTTTTGTATAGATTGTTCTCCTCTAGCATATAGTCTTAATTGGTGAAATTGATTCCAACTAGTTAAATATCTATTACCATTGGTACGCCCTTGACCAAACCATTCGTATTCAATAGCTTGTCCAACCTGCGTTCCGTATTCTAGACTTGCTTTTTCTGCGTCGCTTACTACTTGACTTGGAAAAGCACTGTTGGTGTTAGTATATATACCCATTTAACTTATTATTTTTGATGTTGCACCTTTATTATCGTATTTTTTAATTCCTAAATCTATAGGTTTAGGTTTTTCTCTTTTAGGACCTGGAGTGTACCTGTGCTTATTGCAAGCCATTAAGGCTAAACCAGAACTAATAGATGCATCATGTTTCGTTCTATTGTTAATATCAAACTTTGCCCAATCCTCTAATGTTCTTTGAAAATAAACATCTCCATAGCCTGTTTCTTTTAAACCTACAAAATCATTTATGTAAGTTTCTATAGCGGCAGCATGCGCTTGTTTTATATCTTCGCTTGAGTTTGGTATTCCACCTAATTCTCTTTCTGTAATTGAAAGTTTATTATATTTTCTGTCAGGTCTATTAATCGAGTAGCCTCTATAGCCTCTTCTTTTAAAATGATATAATAATCTTGGTTTATTGTTTTCAGCCAGTATAGGCATGCCGTAAAATATGCAAGCCATTAATACATCTTCAAAAAATATTTCAGCAGTTTGTGGGCGTGCTATATATTCTAAAAAAAAATGATTTGGCGGCACGTCTTCCATTGAAAACTTTGTTAAACCGTGAAGAGATCCATTGGATCCTCTGCCATCCGTAGTGCCTGATATATCATAAGGATCGCAACCAAATGCTCCGCAATGCTCATTGCCAGGATGATTAGTACCATTTTTTATATATCTTTTATTTTGAAGATTCAATGGAGGAACCCAGCTAATTAAAAATCTGCCACTTTCATTTGGGACAAATATTACATTAGTATCTTGTTGAGCATTTTCCCACTGAAAACTTCCTTTTGTTATATTTATAGAGTTTTTAAGATCTTCATTAAAATCTATTTGCTCGTATATTTTAGTTAAATTAAATAAAGACTGTTTTGATTCGTCTCTAAACGCATGCTTAGTTGTACGTGGAAACTGTCTATAAAATTCATTTAAACTATCTTGATCAGATTTTAATCCTTCAACTTCATTATCCCAATACTCTATTACACCTTGAGTTATTTTTGTTCCGTGGGGATCACTAACTTCTTTTTTTGGTGTGTTGAATACAGGAAAGCCATAAGAATCAATGTATCCTTCGTAGTTCCATTCCATAGGTATGAACAAAGAATAGAGTCCTGAACGAGTCTGTCCATTGGCGTTTCTTTGCTTAACGTCTGAATCATCATAAAGTTTTTTAAAGTTTGCTCCTCCTTTATCTAAAGCATTTGACGTTGAGCCCATCATACACTTACCAATTACTCTACTACCTAGTCTTAGGGTTGTTTTCGTAACCCGCCAGTTGTTAAGGATGTTGGTTGGCCTTTCCCATTTGCCCGATTCATCATGGACGAGGAGCTTAAGCTTCTCTCCGTCGTAGGAATTATCGCCGGTGTTTTTCCAATCGATGGTCGTGTCAAGACCGGTAATCTCCTGTAATTTTTCATTTGAATCAAGTTTTCTTCTGGTAAACTTGGAGGCTGGGACTCTGTAAGCAAGCTCGGTCTTGGGCCTGTCCATCCCGTCCTGTATGGGTTTAAAAAAGAAGGGGTAATTAACCGATATTGGGACAACTTTGTCAGTAAACATTTTCTTTGCATCGGGTCCAGATTTTGATAGTATACCAAATCTAGCATCTGTAGATATTGTTGCCTGGTTAACGGTCTCCCCACTTGCCATAAACGAAAATCCGGATCTTCTATTCTTAAGATAGCACATTCCGTAGGATCTATAGTCAGCTCTGCAGGCCTCCCAAAATATGTAAAATAATCTGTTTGATTCCCGAAAGTCCGGTTGCCCGACGTCAATCTTACTCCACTGCAAGTACATATAGTGAGTACCAGTAATGTAAGTAGCCACATTTTTATTATAGAACCAAAAACCTTGTTCTCTTTTATTAAATTCGTTATCAATGTAATCATACCATTTTTCTTTAAAATCTAAAGGATACTCTTCCCAATCAAATACCGACTTAATCCTGCTAAGTTCTTTAGGGTATGGTGTGTAACACCATCTGTCATCTTTAAACTTGGTTATGTTATTTTCTTTAGGTAATGCTATTTTAAGATTTTGTATTTTATATATATCACCTATTTCACCCGTCTTGCTTATAACAATTATGTCATGCTCTTTGTTATAACCATACTCCCATTTTTTATACCTGTTCATTCTGTTAAGAACCTTAGGTTTTATATGAGTTTTTAAAACCTCGTATAACGTTTGATTATATTTCATTTAGACCTACCTTCAGCAAAACCTTTAAAAGACTTTTCTTCTTTTACTTCTGCAGGTTTTTCATTTAACAAATCTTCTTCCGCTTCAATGCGATTAAGTATTTCAAAACAATCAAAAATTGCTAGCTTTTTTGTAGCTGCCGCATTTTTTAATCTGTCAGCCGTAATATCATCTCCTGAATCTACTATAGGCTCTTTAGCTACCTTGATTAATTCTTCAACTGCTATTTGCCCAGCTAGGATTATATTCTTCTTCGTTTCCTTTGTATTCATACTTAATTACAATATCATTTGATTTCATACAATATAAACGCTTGCCGTCAATTAAAAATTCCCACTCACCGTTAGGTGTATAACCTACAAGGTCACCAGGATTAATATCGAGTGCTTTTAAAGAACTATTGCCATATTTTAATATACCAATAAGGCTTTGTTCTTTATCTAGCGTTAAAGACTGATTGTCTTTTATTGGAGCTATAAAGCAGCGGTCACCAAACGTATGCCAACCTTCTTTATTTTTATATAAATAAATTTGATCTATAGCACAAAAATGTAAATTATTTTTAAACCAAGATCTACTTTTCTTTTTAACTCCTTTCATGTCATAGAATACTCTAAACACGTTTTGGTGTATAACAATTATATCACCTATTTCAATACCCGTATTAAATGCTTTAGGTGTTTCTAAAACTTTAGCTAACCTATTCACAAATTTAAAATCTTCTATTTTTGTGTTTACAATTAACTCTTTATTTCCAACCTTTACTTTATTACTGTATTTTTCACCTAATGGTTCAACAATAAAATCGTACAAGCTTCTCATTAATACTCTAAATCGTATTCAACGGATATTGCCATGTTAGGATTAA